TAATTAATAAAAATTTGAAATTATGGCAGGAAGTATTGAAACAGGTGGCTTGTTAAATTATCAGTTGCAGCCTAGTGCTCAGCAGATTACAACATCCACCAATTACATTAGCAGCTTTGATTTCTTGAGTACTTATCTACCCGATACTTATGAAAAGGAATTTGAGCGTTATGGAAACAGAACAGTATCTTCATTCTTACGAATGGTAGGTGCTGAAATGCCTTCTAACTCGGATAAAATTATCTGGGCAGAGCAAGGTAGATTACACACTAAATATACAGGGGTAACTTCAGCTCAAGCAGCAGCTCAAGATACAGCTACTTGGACAGTTCCAGCAGCGCAAATAGACCCAGCTACACAGCCACAAACTGGAGCAGCAGGAGGAATTGCGATAAGAATTGGTCAAACAGTTATGATATCTGATGAAACAGCAGGTTCTGCATTAAGTAATAAAGCAATTGTTACAGCCGTTAATTATGGGGCTAGAACATTTACTGTTGCTTATTATGAAGCAGGAGGTCAAACTATGGCAGCAGCCGTGGCTTGTTCAGTGTTTGTATATGGTTCTGAATTTGCAAAAGGACAAGCATCTATGGCTGAAACTTTAATTTCTGATGACTCTATCTTTAACAACACTCCAATTATCTTAAAAGATACTTATAGAGTAAATGGTTCAGATATGGCTCAAATCGGATGGATTGAAGTAACAGGTGAAGATGGTGCAAGTGGATACCTATGGTATTTAAAATCAGAGCACGATACAAGATTACGTTTTGACGACTATCTAGAGACAGCAATGGTGGAAGCAGTTCCAGCAGAAGCGGCTTCAGGTGCAATTGCAGCAGCTGCTCCCGTAGGGAATAAAGGTTCTGAAGGTGTCTTTCACGTAGTTGGAACAAGAGGTAATGTATGGTCTGGAGGTAATCCAGTTGCATTAAGTGAATTTGACCAAATTATCGAAAGATTAGATAAGCAAGGCTCTATTGAAGAAAATGTAATTTTCTTAAACAGAGGCTTTGGATTTGATATTGACGATATGTTGGCTTCACAAAACTCTTATGGCGGTGGAGGCTCATCTTACGGATTATTTGATAATGACGAGGAGATGGCTTTAAATTTAGGATTCAGAGGATTTAGAAGAGGTTACGACTTCTATAAGTCAGACTGGAAATATCTAAATGACCCTACAATGAGAGGTGGAGTTGTTGGTGGAGCCGTTAATGGCTTAATGGTACCAGCAGGTTCAACTACTGTATATGACCAAATTTTAGGTAAAAATGCTAAGAGACCATTTTTACACGTTAGATATAGAGCTTCAGAAACTGAAGATAGAAGATATAAAACGTGGATAACTGGTGGAGCAGGAGGAGCTGCAACAAGCGGCGATGACGTAATGAACGTCAACTTCTTATCTGAAAGATGTGTATGTACTTTAGGTGCAAATAACTTCTTCTTATTCAAATCATAAGAAGAGTAAATAACTAAGGGGAGGAGTTAATCCTCCTCCCTTTTTTTTAATCAAATTAAATTTAAATAAAATGAAAAAGAAAATATTAAAAAACGAGACGTATGTCTTATCCAGCGGAAAATCTCCGCTCGCTTTTATGTTAGCGACTCATCATAATAAAAGAAATACGCTACTGTATTGGGATGATGAAAAACAAATTAATAGAGAACTTTGTTACGCTAAAAATCAAAAATCAATTTTTGTAGACGAACAAGATGGCCATAAAGTTTTGGAGCCCATAATTTTTGAAGATGGTATGTTAAATGTGCCAGCTACCAATCCTATGCTCCAAAAATTTTTAGAATTTCATCCTGGCTATAATAGTGTGTTTCGCAAAGTAAACACTGAAAGAGATGCAACACAAGATGTTGAAATACTAAGTGCTCAAGTAGATGCATTAGTAGAAGCTCGTTCCTTATCAATTCCTCAACTGGAAAATGTAGGGAGAGTGTTATTTAGTAGAGATGTAACAAAAATTTCTACAGCGGAATTAAAAAGAGATATTTTAGTTTTTGCTAAAACAGAGCCTGAAGTGTTTTTAAGTATACTTAATGACCCTATGTTGAAATTACAAGCCAAAGTTCAATCATTTTTTGATGAAGGTAAGTTAATGATGAAGAACCAAAATGTTCATTTCAACACTAAGAGTAATAAGAAAAGAATGATGACGGTTCCTTTTGGTGAAGATAAAAATGCTATTGTAGCTCAATATTTTAAAACTGATGAAGGAGTTAGTACTTTGACAATGTTAGAAAAGTTGAAATAAATATTCGCGTGCAGGCACACAGTTTATAAGAAAGAGAGAGCTCACAGCACTCTCTTTTTTTTTGCTTATCTTTACAGATAGTAACTACCTACGAGAGGTAGTTTTTTTACTAATTTAAAAATATAGAAAAAATGGCAAAGTATTTACAGATTACAACAGGAGCTGGGACAGAATTGGTTCCTGTAGGAGATGGTTTATTTGTTGAAAGAACAAGTGCTGTGGCAATGAGACTTTATAGTGTTAGCACTACGACTCACCACTGGAAACTAGTAACAGTAGACTCTACTGTCGCAATGGTTACAGCTATGAATGATGCATTAACAGATGCTGCTCAAACGAGTTGGCAAAATGCAGTTGTTCCAGTAGTATTACCAGCTGGCGAAACAGTTACAAGTATTGCGGTTACAGTGTTTAGTTAAACATCAATTACACTAACTAATTAAGAGGCTTACAAAAAAAGTAGGCCTCTTTTTTTTTGTTTATCTTTGTAGAAAGATTTTATAATGATTAATTCAGTAAGAAATACAGTCTTAGCAATATTAAATAAGAATAACTACGGATACATACCTCCTAACGATTTTAACCTATATGCTAAGCAAGCTCAACTTGATTTATTTGAGGACTTGTTTTATGAGTATAATTATCAAATAGTAAAAGAAAATGTGAGGCAATCAGGAAGTGGATATGCTGATATATCTAAAAGTATTGTAGAGGTAATAGATTTATTTTCTACTACCGCAGCCCTTACTCAGACGGCTCCACAAGTAGGCACTAATCAATATACAATGCCTGCAGATTATTATTTAATAAATAAAGTTTTATGTTATGATACAGCAGGGACTACTTATACAGGAGAGGCTGAAAGAGTTAGTCATAGTAAGATTACAATGTTAACTAACTCTAATTTAACTGCCCCTACAACAACGTATCCTGCGTATACGACAGAAGGAGCTGTACTAACTGTATTTCCTACAACTATTACGGGAGCTAATCAAATGCAAGTACAATACATAAGATACCCTCTCGACCCAGTGTGGACATATTTAACTATAACAGATGGAGCTCCTGTGTTTGACAGCGGTTCATCTTCTTATCAAAATTTTGAATTATCGGCAGATTATGAAACAGATTTAGTAGTAAAGATTTTGCAATACGCAGGAGTATCAATTAGGGAAGCAGCTGTAGTGCAATATGCAAATCAAGCGGAAATTAACGAAAATACATCAGAACAATAATGGCTTATTTAAACGACTATCAATATTACACAAATTCAGGAACCGCACCTACGGATGCTAATTGGGGTTCATACCAGTATGTTAGTTTAGCTGAAATAGTTAATAATTTTTTATTAATGTATTATGGTAATCACTCTTTAGTTAATAATGAAGAAAGATATAAAATACTTTTTCACGCTAAACGAGCAATCCAAGAATTAAACTATGATGCTTTTAAAGAAATAAAAGCTTTAGAATTAAATGTGGGAGAACAGTTAAGATTTATTTTACCTCAAGATTTTGTAAATTGGGTTAGAATATCTTTATTTAAAGATGGTGTATTGAGACCATTAACTGAAAACATTCAAATTAACACTTCATCTGCGTACTTACAAGACAATGATTCTAATATATTATTTGACGAAGACGGAAATGTGTTAAGGCCAGAATATTCTACTTTAGATTTTGACCGTATAAAAGGAACTGATAAAACTATGTACTTAAATCAGGGTGCAGCATTTGATGGACTATACGGATGGAATTACAATGGATACTGGTACTTTGATTTACCTGTAGCAAATCACTACGGATTAAATACCGAAACTGCAAATGCTAATCCAACTTTCAATATAGATAAAAAAAATGGTGTAATAACCTTTAGTTCTAATATTAAAGAGGAATTATGTATACTAGAATACATAACAGATGGAATGGAAGGCGGAGTAGATAGTGAAGTGACTGTTAATAAACTTTTTGAAGATTATGTTTATGCATATATACAATATGCTATTTTAAACAGCAAACAAGGAGTGCAAGAGTATATAGTTACGCGTGCTAGAAAAAATAAATCATCTTTATTAAGAAATGCTAAAATAAGAATGAGTAATATTCATCCAGGCAGATTATTAATGAATATGAGAGGTAAGGATAAGTGGATTAAATAAAATGGCTAAAACAACACGAAATTTTATTGTCGGTAGAATGAATAAGTCTGTAGACGAAAGGCTTATTCCTAACGGAGAGTATATCCACGCAGAAAACGTGCGCTTAGGTTCGACAGAAAATTCTGAAATTGGTTCGGTTGAAAATTCTAAAGGCAATAAGCTGTTAGTTACTCCTTACTATCCTACGGGTTCCAATGACACCCACTCCTTTAAATGTTTAGGTAGTTATGCGGATAGTGCTAATGAAACTATTTATTGGTTTGTTCACGCAGATAATGTATTGGTAGGTGCTACTCAGAAATTAGATATGATATTATCTTATGATGTGGTTACTCAATTTCTCACGTATCACGTGGTAAGTATTGACGATGGAGGAGGGGAAAACACCACGTTAGATTTTAGTGATACATATTTAATTAATGGAATTAATAAAGTAGATAATCTATTATTTTTTACAGACAATAGAAATCCCCCTAGATTTATAGATATAGATAAAAATTACGAGGAGCCTAATGGTAATATTGACCAATTTTCAGCCGAAGACTTGCTTGTAATAAAACGCCCACCCAATACTGCTCCTACCCTAGCTTTAATACAAACAGCAGATACTGAAACATATTTAGACGAAAGATTTGTGTGTTTTGCGTACCGCTATAAATACGCTAACAATGAATATTCAGCTACTTCACAATGGACTCAACCTGCATTTAACCCTAAGACTTTTAATTTAAGTTTAGAAAGCTCTTTAAATGAAGGAATGGTAAATCAATTCAATGCTGTAAATGTCACCTATAATACAGGTGGCCCTTTAGTGGTAGAAATTCAAGTCTTATTTAAAGAGGCAGACAACAACATTATAAAGGTTATTGAGTCTTTTAATAAAGAAGAGTTAGGATTAGGAGACAACAATAATGAAACTATTATGTTTGATAATAGTAAAATCTTTACCCTTTTACCCGACTCAGAAATTTTAAGATTATATGATAATGTACCCTTATTAGCCAAGTCTCAAACCTTAATGGGTAATAGAATGATGTATGGAAATTATTATGAAGGATATGATTTGGTTGACTCTAGTGATAATCCTATTGATTTTAATTATACCACGTCATTAGTAGCAACTCCAGTTAATGAGAGCCAGTTAATAGCCACTAAAATACCACAAGTTTTTAAGGTGGACTGCACTACAGGCTCAGCTGTTACCGACAGTATAGATGATGCGGCTTTTTCAATATATTTAACTGATGATGGATTATCAACAGGAATACCATTAGAATTAAAAGCAGGCGCGGTATTAGATATAGATATGCAGTTTGAACACTCAAGATTTGATGGAAACATTGCTGGAGCCTTTACTCCTCCTACCGACACCACACCACTCACCGATTTAGTAATAAGTTTTCGGTTACCTAGAGACTATGCTAATGCATATGAATTAGCTACCAGTGAGGAATTTAGAACTTATATGGGCTCCCCTCTAACTATTAAAGAAGTAAACGAATGTTTAGACGGGGTTAGTGTTTCAGACCAGTTTAATTGTGCTCTACCTAATAATCTAACAGGAGCTTCAGGAGGTAGTGATACTAGTTTAACTAAATGCTGGAGCGCGTGGTGGGATAGTGATTGTACGGGAGGCACAGTACCTCAATCCACAAGCCAAGCGGTGTTGAATATACAGACAGGAAGTAATGTAAATTATATGAGTATAGGGTTAATGGCAATGGCCTATGTAGATACCTGTGTATATGATGGGGAAGCCACGGCTACTCAAGTAGTATGGGAATTTTATAAATTTTCACAAATCGAACCTGCTTTTAAAGCGTTAGCTAACCCTGCAAGTCTTCATAGTAATAGAAACTATGAAACTGCTATTATATATATGGATGAGTATAAGCGAAGCTCTACTCCTCTTGTCAGTTCTAATAATACTGTAGCTGTTCCGTGTGCTAATGCGGATAGTAAAAACCAAATTAAAGTAGAAATACCTGCCACAATGCATCCTCCTAAATGGGCAAAAACTTATAAGTTTGCCGTTCAACCTGACCTAGCTGGTTATAATGTTATATATACTAATCATTTTTTTAAAGACCCAAAAAGCCTAAGAATATG